ACCTTATGGTCGTCAGGTTCTAATCTGGGGTAGCAAGTCATCTGCCAAGTCATCACTATGTCTGCAGATGATTGCACTAGCACAAGAAGAGGGTAAGCTCTGTGCATGGATTGATGCTGAGATGTCATACTCTGAGGACTGGGCTAAGTCTCTTGGGGTGGATACAGAAAAGCTAATCGTATCACAAGCTCGTACCATTAATGAGATGGTGGATGTAGGAACAGCACTAATGAATGCTGGAGTAGACCTGATTGTAGTTGACTCAATTACATCATTGCTACCTGCTATTTATTTTGAGAAGGATTCAGATGAACTCAAGCAGTTGGAAAATACTAAGCAAATTGGAGCGGAGTCACGAGACTTTAGTAATGCGTGGAAGATGCTCAACTATGCAAATAACAAGGTCAAGCCTACACTTTTTGTCCTTATTAGTCAGAGCCGTAATAACATCTCTGCTATGTATACGAGCCAGCAGCCAACAGGTGGTCAGGCTACTAAGTTTTATTCTTCAACCGTCATTAAGCTATTTAGCTCTGAGTCTGACAATCAGGCTATCAAGGGTAAGATTGCTGTGGGAGACAAACTCATTGAGGAAAAGGTTGGTCGCAAGGTTCGTTGGGAGCTACAATTTTCTAAGACAAGTCCTGCGTTTCAAAGTGGCGAATATGATTTCTATTTCAGAGGTCCTATGGTGGGTATTGATTCTGTTGGTGACCTCGTGGATACTGCAGAGATGATGGGCATTGTAAGCCGTACAGGAGCCTGGTACATCCTTCCAGATGGTTCCAAGGTCCAGGGTAGGGATGCATTCGTAAACCGTGTTCGTGAAGACCTAGACCTTCAAGACGAGATTAAGGCTAAGGTTAATGGCGAAGTATAGCGTATATCATGGTGAATTCACCTGCCATGTCTGCAAAGCATCAGTAAAGACATTACGTTCCTATGCAGCAACCAAAGAGCTAACCTGGATGTGTCCCGACCGCCATATCAGCAAGGTAGACCTAAACACTAAAAAGACTAAGAAGGATTTTGATGATAGAACACAGTAATGAAAACTGCTATTGTGAGCCATTCCAGCTCCCAAATGTGCCATATGGCATAGTCTTTTGTGACCCATGCTTTAGTGACGGATGCTCATGCCTTGACATAGATTATGATAAACTAGAATATAACCAAAATCTTAGGAAGGATTAGATGAGTGAACGCAATGAATCAAAACGCATTGGTGCTAAACAGCACAAGAACTCTGGGAGGAACACCCACAAAGGTGATGCCACTTGGAGAAATTTTACAGCCGATTTCAAAGAGGTTGGAAAGTCTTTTACAATTAACAAAGAGGTTTGGGCTAAAGCAACTACTGATGCTATCCGTAATGGCAATGACCCTATCATCATTGTTGTATTGGGGGACTCAGGCATCAAGACTCGCCTCGCTGTTGTTGAGCTGTCCTTGCTAGAGATGATGCTTGACCAACTACCACCAGATAGTGTATAATAGAATTACAACATTAAGGAAATAATGGAACAGCAACAAACAACACTACAACAGATTAACGGTCTTGCAGAGATTGCAGACTTTATGGAGGACGAGGAGCTAACCACAGCACTCACCTTCATTGCAAAGATAATTCTAAAACCAGACATTCCGCTAAGTGTTGCACAGGTGGAGATTGTTCGTCTGCAAGCGATTGCTGCGAAAATGTCATTTAAAGCCACCTGGCTAACTAACGTAGAAAAAGGAGATAGAGCGAAGAAGAATATTTACTACACTGCTGCTGAGGCAATAAACAACCTCGTATCAGCTCTGAAGTATATTACTCGCTAAGTATCATCATGGCTAAAAATTTATTAGAGCAGGTAATGCTTAAGAAGGTTAGTACTAATCCTAAGTCAAAGCCATCATTCATTGACAGGGAAGCACTAATCGAAAAGATTAATTCTGGATACACAATCAATCGTGTAGATAAGTTCCAGACTAAGAAAACATTTGCACCTAGTACGATTGCATTCTCTCATGGAGAATGTCCTCGCTACTGGTATCTAGCCTTTGAGGGTGCAAACTTTGTAGACAATGCAGATGCCTATGGCGGTGCAAACATGACTGCAGGTACTAAGTCACACGAGCGTATCCAGGAAGCTATGGGGAATGTCCCAGGGCTTCTTGTTGATTCAGAATTCAAGATTACATACAATGACCCACCTATCTTTGGATATGGTGACGTTATGCTTAATTGGGAAGAGAAGGAACTTCTTGGAGAAATTAAGACAATGCCACATGAGGGCTTTGAGTATCGTAAGATGTCGGGTAAGCCAAAGACTGGACACCTTGTTCAGTTGCTTATCTATATGAAGATTCTAAATAAGAATAAAGCTGTTCTTATTTATGAAAACAAAAACAACCATGAACTATTAATCTTCCCTGTGGAGCTTAATGAGTACATGTATCAGTGGGTAGAGAACGCATTTGAGTGGATGAGGACGGTTCGCAAGGCGTGGGAAGACAAGACCCTGCCAGAGAAGAACTATCGCAGTAACTCAAAGATTTGCAAGACATGTCCAATCCGTGAGGCTTGTGACAATGCTGGTTCTGGAGAGATTAAAATTAAATCTTTGGAGCCAATAGATGAAGAACAAACACTGTGAGTGGTGCGATAACCAATTCTTTGCAGCACTCTCTTACCAGATTTACTGCTCTGTAGAATGCAGAGAGGCAGCAACTAAAGAAAAGATTGCAGAGAGATATCTGCTTGTCAAAATCAAAAACAGAATTGGCAAGGAGAGAAAATGCAAGTCTTGCGGAACCAATCTATCAATCTATAATGATGATGTAATCTGCAAGTCATGCTCTGTAAATCCAACGGATGTCTCAAAGGCATTAAAAGATTTGAAAGGCTTGTCTGATGGTAAAGATTAATTCTATGATTCCAAAACCAAAGGTAATCTGTGCAATTGATGCTAGTACCAACAGCCTAGCCTTTTCAATCTTTGATGATGGAAAGCTAATTAGATTTGGCAAGATTAACTTTGTAGGAACAACAACATATGACAAGGTAGTGGATGCTGGTGCAAAGGTTAAAGCATTCTTCACAGCGTTTGGACATATCGATGCAATCGTTATTGAGCACACAGTATTTATGAATAGCCCTAAGACTGCTGCAGACCTTGCACTGGTCCAGGGAGCCATCCTGGGGGCTGCTGGGGTACACAAGATTCGTTCTGTAGCACCAATCACATGGCAGAACTTCATTGGTAATAAAAAGCCAAGCAAAGAAGAGCTTATCAAGATTAAGTCTGAAAACCCAGGTAGGTCAGACTCATGGATTAAGACTCAGATTAGAGAGCGTAGAAAGCAAAAGACTATACACTTTGTTGAAGTTCAGTATGACAAAATAGTTAGTGATAATGATGTGGCAGATGCAATTGGCATTGGTCACTATGCAGTAAATAATTGGGAGGGCTTGACAAAATGAGCGTGAAGCTGTATACTAATGAGATGTGGTTAAAAAAGCGTTACCACCTAGATAAGAAAACGCCAGAACAAATTGCAAAGGAATGCGGTACTAGCGTAGAAACAATCTATGTCTATCTAGCCAAATTCGGATTAAGGAAATCAAAACGATGAAAAAGACCCTATCAGCACTAGCCCTAGGATTGGTATTAGCCACCACAGGATGCTCTGCACCAGCCCAGAATGTCGTGTCAGCAGATAATTGCGTAACTGTTATTGTTGACTTTCAGTCCCTGAAGAGTGAGAAAATTTCTCAGTGTGTTCAGGCTGGGTCAGAGATTGAGGCAATGACTGCTTTCAATTTGGCTGGGTATGCAATTCAGGGAACTGACAAGTATGGTCTTCAGATTATCTGTCGTGTAAATGGACTACCAAATGCCAAGCAGGTAATCTCACAGAATCACAAAGAGTATCGTGAAAAGTGTGCAGACATGCCAGCAGAGTTTGGATACTGGGCACTACTTATTCGCACACCAGAGAAAGACTGGACATTTGCACCTGTCGGTATTGCTGACCTAAAGGTAAATCCAGGTGAGCAGGTAGCCCTAGTATTTTCTGTAGATGAAAAGATGGAGCTTCCTAACTAAGGATAATTATGGCAACTAAACTAAACATTACAGTAGACCAGGTCAATCACCCACCGCACTACACATCTGACCCAAGTGGTGTAGAGTGTATTCAGATTACTAGACACCGCAACTTCAACATTGGTAATGCATTTAAGTACCTATGGCGAGCAGGTCTCAAGGATGAAGCTAAGACCATCCAAGACCTAGAGAAGGCTATCTTCTATATCCAAGACGAGATTAAGCGATTGAGTGGAGAGTTCGATGGCAAGGCGTAAGAAGTCAGAACCAATCATTACAAACTTCTCTCGTGTATATGAAGTTGAGTATGGTAACTTTACAATTGTGAAGGGTGACCTAATCAAGATTCAAGATGAGCACGGTCGCAAGTTTAAATTTGATAGTATAGTAACAAACAAACTAACTGGAGCATCCTGGGTAGATTGTTTTGAGGTTCAGAAAATGCGTTCTGGAGCACTATACTCATTTAGTGTTGAGCGTATTAAGAGAATTCCTACTCGTAGGGGAAAGCGTAAGAAGAATGTCACTTGAAGACTTAACGATTGAACACCTTGATGAAATGAACAAGGTGGTGGAGAAGTATTTACAAGGAGAAGAGCCTACGGCTATCTCTAAGGAGCTTGCTCTTCCACGACAAAAGGTTGTAGCACATATCCAGCAATGGCGTGTCATGGCTTCTGATAATGCTGCAATTCGTGCTCGTGCCAAAGAAGCACTCGTTGGTGCAGATACCCACTATTCTAAACTAATTCAGAAAGCATATGAAGTTATCGACGATGCTACCACAACTGCTAATCTTGGTGCTAAGACTGCAGGTATTAAGCTAGTAATGGACCTAGAGTCACGCCGTATCGATATGCTACAGAAAGCAGGTCTGCTTGAGAATAAAGAACTCGCAGAAGAGATGCTGGAGATTGAGCGTAAACAAGATATCCTAATGAACATCCTAAAGGATATCGCATCTGAGTATCCACAGATTCGTGATGAAATTATGCGTAGACTTTCGCAGGTAGCCAGGGAACAGGAGACAATCACAATTGTCAATGTTCAATGATTTCCTAGAAGTCCTCAAGGATAATAACTTTGAGGAGATGCCTGTAGATGCTAAGACTTTCGTGGAGAGTCCAGACTATCTGGGACAGCCACCGCTATCAAGTTATCAGTACGATATCGTTGAGGCAATGAGTCAAATCTACAAGCTAGAGGATGTCATTGAAATTATGGGTGAAGAGGAAGGTCGTAAGTATTACAAGAAGTATACTAAGAACGAAGTTATCCTACAACTTGGAAAGGGTTCTGGTAAGGACTTTACATCTACAGTAGCCTGTGCCTATATCGTTTATAAACTACTTTGTCTTAAGGACCCAGCACGATACTTTGGTAAGCCAGCAGGTGACGCTATTGATATTATTAACGTTGCTATTAACGCTCAACAGGCTAAGAACGTTTTCTTTAAGGGTTTCAAAACAAAGATTGAACGCTCACCATGGTTTGCTGGAAAGTTCTACGCCAAGGCTGAGTCTATTGAGTTTGACAAGTCTGTTACTGTTTATTCTGGTCACTCAGAGCGTGAGAGCCATGAAGGTCTTAACCTTATCCTAGCTGTTCTTGACGAGATTTCTGGTTTCGCACAAGAGATTACAACTGGTAACGACCAGGGTAAGACAGCAGACAATATCTATAAAGCCTTCCGTGCTTCTGTAGACTCTCGTTTCCCAGATTTAGGGAAGGTAGCTCTTCTATCGTTCCCTCGTTATCCTGGAGACTTTATCTCTCAGCGTTATGATGCTGTAATTGCCGATAAAGAAGTTATCACTAAGCATCATAAGTTTATTATGAATGAGGACTTGCCAGAGGATGCAGAGGGTAACTCTCTAGAGATTGAGTGGGATGAAGATACAATCCTTAACTATAAGTATCCAGGAGTATTTGCACTGAAGCGACCAACCTGGGTTATTAACCCTACACGAAGTATTGAAGACTTTAAGATTTCATTCTTTACAGACATGGGCGATGCTATGCAACGCTTTGCCTGTGTACCTACATTTGCATCAGACGCATTCTTTAAGCAACAGGATAAAGTTCGTGCCTGTATGACTATCCGTAATCCACTAGATACTGTAAGACGTTTCGATGAAACATTCGTTCCTGACCCAGAGAAAACCTATTACGTCCACGCTGACCTTGCACAGCGACACGACAAGTGTGCTGTAGCTATTGCTCACGTTGAAAAGTGGGTAAACGTTCAGGTAATGAAAGACTATGAGCAAGTAGTTCCAGTGGTAGTAGTAGATGCTGTAGCATGGTGGGAGCCTCGTAGAGAAGGTCCCGTAAACCTTTCAGAGGTCAAGCAGTGGATTCAGAACCTACGCAGACAAGGGTTTAATATTGGTCTAGTTTCCTTTGACCGTTGGAACTCCTTTGATATCCAGAACGAGCTAAAGGCTGTTGGTATTAGAACTGATACTGTTTCCGTTGCGAAAAAGCACTATGAAGACATGGCTATGCTTGTTTATGAAGAGCGACTGGTCATGCCATCTATCGAACTTTTGTTCGAAGAGCTAACTGAGCTAAAGATTGTAAAGAACAACCGTGTAGACCACCCTCGCAAGTCTTCTAAGGACTTGGCGGATGCTGTCTGTGGGGCTATCTTTGGTGCTATCTCCCACACACCTCGTAACCTTAACCAAGAGGTAGAGGTTCACACCTTCAAGGATAGACCAAAACCAGCCAGTGATTATAACGCCAATAATAACGTAATTAGCTATCCTAGACCAGACCAGAAGGACCTGGACGATTATTTATCACAATTTAATTTAGAAGTCTTGTAAGATATGGTATAATCTAATTGTTGGAAACTTCCAACGAGGAGAACCAAAAATTAACAAACCCCTAAGATTTTTTACTACATTACTCCTAGCATTTGCACCACTATTCTTTGCACAGTCAGCCTTCGCAGAAACCAGGGCTGAGTATGACGCACAGATTGCTGCTGCAGAGGCTAAGGTTAGTGCTGCCCAGGATGCCCTAAAAAAGGCACAGGATGCCCTAGCAGCAGCCAAACAGCTTCAGATTGACACCTCTAATGCAGTAGAAGAAGCAAATAAAGTTTTATTAGATAAGCAAGCAAGTGTGGACCAAAAGGCAGAAGCCCTGGCGGTAGCACAAGATGCCGTAGACCAAGCACAGGCTAACTATGATAATAATTTAATTACAGTCCCTATTGACGAAAATGCAGAGCCTACAATTCCAGGTCTAAGGGCAGACATATATACATTTAATCCAAATAACGCATATCCAAATCGCTCAACAGAAGAACATACATTTTGCAAAACAATAACAGTAGACAACATTGCCAAAGATTGGGGCGGTGGGGACATGGAAGGCTGTGGAGGAGATTATGTTATTATCCACTATACTGGCTTCCTCACCGTGCCAAAGACAACAAGCTACCAGTTTCTAGCTAACGTTGATGATGGATGGTATATGACACTTGACGGAACAGTAGTTAATGATAACTGGGTTCTGAAGGGTTGTGGTGGTTGGTGGAGCCAAGGCATTCAGCTAGAAGCTGGAAAGTCATACGCACTTGATGCATGGATGTATGAGTATGGTGGCGGAGCATGTAACTATTTATATTATTTAGATTCTAATAACTGGGGTGAAATTCCAGCATCATGGTTCTCCCAGAACCAGCAACCACAAGTAGTTAAGACAAAAGACCCATCCCTATTAATTGTTCTAGAAGACGCACAAGCAGAATTAGATAAAGCAACATCAGCATACAACTCTGCACAAACAGAACTTACAGCAGCAGGGGTAGAGCTTAAAGCATTACAAGATAAGAGTGTAGAAATCCCTGGTAAAATAGATATAGCACAACAAGATGTGACTACAAATGAACAGGCGGTATCAAATGCTCAATCAGAATTGGCAGCCATTCCACCATTCAAAGAGCTACCACCTACACCTGAGAAGACCACGGAACCTACTCAAAAGCCAGAAATACCTATCACCCCTGAAGTACCAGAACCAGTCACGCCAACCCCAACAGAAACAACAGTAGCAAACGTTGCTAGTATTAATCCACAAGAGCTTACAACAGCACAAGTAGAAGAGCTAAAGACAGAAGCAATTGGAATCCTAGCAACATCAGAACAAGGCTCACCAGAATATGAACAGGCACTTGAAGCCCTATTCGTAGCAGCCCAAGCAGACGATATCGTTGTTGACGAAACCCTAGCAGCAGTTCCACTTATTGGAAATGCAGCAGTAGCACTTACAGATGCCATTAACTTTATGGGAAACGTAGGTGCTGATATGTCACCAAAGGTACGAGAAGAATCGAAGAAGATTGTTGTGTCAGCAGTAGTTGCTGTCGGAGCAGCAGTCAATGCAGCCACAGGAGCTGCCCTTACTGCAGCAGCACCATCAGCTGCAGCATCAGGTTCATCAGGTGGAACATCATATAAAAGGAGGAACGACTAATGAAAAAATTTTTAAACGACCTATTGGGTCAAGCCTGGACACTCCTAGGTATGTTCGTAGCCTGGCTTGTGCTTGAAGGGTCAGCCAAAGAAGTTGTAGGATGGGCAATCGTAGGAACAAGCGTCCTATGGATGGTTACCTATCCAATCAGAAATTCAAAAGATAAGGAGGAAGACTAATGAATTATTTAAAGATTGCCAAGCGTATGCTTGCTCTGTTTTTAGTTACAGCCCTAGCAACAATCGGTGCAGGAGCAGCCATTGGAATTGACGTTCTACAGGCAGCACTCCTTGCTGGCATCATGGGTGTGGCAAACGTGGTAGAGGACCTAGCACGTGGCTACCTAAATGACGGAGAACTATCTGAAGATGAAATCGACGCAGCATTTGTTGACAACATTCCAGCAGATAAGTAAAAAAAAATAGTTGACAGCCCTCTCTAGTTCGTGTATAATGAATACATAACCTAGAGAGGGTTTTCACATGACAATTGAGCGTAAAGATTTCTCACAAGAAGAAATCCAGGAAGCAGTAGAGTGGCTTCAGCACGGTATTGATAAGGGATGGATTACAGATGGATTCTGTATGACACATGATGGCGACAACTACATGACTGCTGAAGAGGAGCAGGATTGGGAAGATGGCGGAGACCCATGTTGCCCTGTAGTAAAGTGGCTAGTCTAAATACTTGACAAATAAAATTCAATAGCGTATAATAGATTAGTATTCCCCGATAGCTCAACGGCAGAGCAGAGAGCTGTTAACTCTAAGGTTCCTGGTTCGAATCCAGGTTGGGGAGCAATGGGAGTGACTTCCCAGATAGTGGACCACCGACTATAAGAGGGTGGTGTAGGTGGTTCCCCTGAAGGTTGGAAATCGGCATACCAAAGCCGTTAGTAGTCGGTAAAGGCTCGCAATGGTGCTCGTTCCCAGAGGTGGTATAGTATAGGGCGGTGATGGCATTCTTGTCAGGTGTGCATCACAATTGCGAATATAGTTTAGTGGTAAAACTTCTGCCTTCCAAGCAGACTATGGGAGTTCGATTCTCCCTATTCGCTCTCTCAGTATAAGTCTGAACAACTTGTGCTAAGATATGTGTATCCAAAAATAAGAATGTTCAAGCGGTAGTGTGAAAGCGTTCAGGCTCATGGACACTATGCCGAGCGAGAACTAGGATATACAGCCAGTAGCAGAAACAAAACTGCATGACTGGCATATGGCTTCATAGCTCAGTTGGTTAGAGCACCACCCTGTCACGGTGGGGGTCGTGGGTTCAAGTCCCATTGGAGTCGCAATGATTACCTGTAGCGTCAAACAACTCAGGGTAATCAGAGCAGGGTATCAGTAGTAGGAAAGTGTTGTTAATTATCCTATGAAGCATTATCCTGCGAATGCCTTGTTAGCTCAGTGGTAGAGCAATCGCCTTGTAAGCGATAGGTCGTCAGTTCAATCCTGACACGAGGCTCTCGTTATATAATGTATAATGAAATCAAGGAGGTCATATATTATGGCAAAAACACAATTCCCAATTGATGGGAAAATGGGCAAACAATGGAAGGTAACTTCCTACATGGGTTGGAGAAAAGACCCACTGAACCGTGGAGGTGGCGGTAAGCGTCATCACAATGGTACAGATATTTGGGGTGCTGCAGAACCACTATACATTGAGGCGTTCCACGATGGAAAGGTTCTACACGCAGGTCCAAGCAAGCGTCGTAAGGCTGACGGTAGCGTAGGTGGCTTCGGCTACCACGTTGTTATTCAGCACAAGATTGGTGGAGTATTCTACACATCTTGTTATGCTCACATGAAACAGGGTTCAATCGCAGTTAAGGCTGGTCAGAAAGTTACTGCTGGAACAGTTCTAGGTAAGATGGGAACTACTGGTGACTCAACTGGTAAGCACCTACACTTTGAAATCTGGAAGGGCAAGACCCACGGATGGTCTGCTGATGGCAAGGGCTTTGTTGAGCCTATTGCTTTCATCAAGGCTCTTATGGCTAAGGAAGCAGCAGAAAGTGCTGCACCAAAGGCTACACCAGAGGATGCTCCAGTAGCAGAACTACCTGCTCACTCTGCAGTGGCTGCTCCAGCAGCACCAGTTGCAGTAGTACCAGCAGAGAAGATTGCTAACCCAGGATATCCAGGGACATATCTAAAGTCTGGCTCTAAGGGGGATGCTGTAAAGTATCTACAACAGCAACTAAAGGTTCCTGTAACAGGTGTCTTTGATGCGAAGACTGTTGCTGCAGTTAAGCTTCTTCAGAAGAGGACTAAGCTAACTGTTGACGGTATCGTTGGTCCAAAGACTTGGGCTAAACTAGGTTAAATAGATTAAGATTGCTAGTGGCTACCATTAGGTAGCCCTAGCTTCTTTTAGAAGGAAACTAATGCCAACATATGAATACACATGTAGGGAATGCGAGACAAGTATTTCTGAGGTCAGGTCAATTACTGACAAAGAGCCAGAGCACTTTTGTGAGAAGTGTGGCAATAGAATGAATAAAGTTTTTAATCTTGGTGCTGTTACATTTAACGGCAGTGGATTCTACTCAAAGGATAAGTAAATTGGTAGAAACAAAAGAGTGGGTTCTTTTGGCAACAGACCGTTGCGATGAAGGTATGTGCTATGCACAGGCTTATGTTCGTCTTGTCGGTGTAGGTGGTTCGCTAGATTTTTGTGTACACCACTATGACCGACACATGAAACTTCCAGGCGGTAAAGAGAAGATTGAAGCAGCATTCTTTCAGGTAATTGATGAACGTGAACGTCTTGTAGAGAACAGACTACAGGGCGAAGATTAATAAAGTATAATTATATTATGGAGTATGTACTTGGTTCAGTTATTACACTAGCCATTCTGCTAATCAGTTCTAAATTATTTAGAAAAGAACTGACCAAAAATGTGCGTGTGAGGGTATTGT